GGCACCAACTACACCCTCTGGGCAAGAGGTCTCATACCAACAATTCCTTGAGTATTTTCGTAGGAAAGAGGAGGAGGAGGTAAAGGCAAACACTAAGGTGAATGCCAAGACCAATACACCCCAAGTGTCGAAGAAAAAGAAAGGGAAGAAGAAAGTTGCTTTCTCCAAACCGGAATCTCCGATGCCACAAATCCCAAAGCTTAAGCCTAAGCAGACCACCACAACTAAGGTTGATCAAGAGCGTGTCAATGCAGTGGCTAAGCTGGTTTTTCAAGGTGCTGGCGTCCCCAGGACGCCACCTCAGACGAGGGACACCTGGACGGCGACAACCATGCCGTCATCTCTCTGGACAGCCTTACAGCCGGACTTTCGACGATCATTCGTCAAGTTGACTGTGGAGGAGAAGAAGGAGAAGATCAAGCAGATGCGACAGCATCTAGGTGGACAACCCCCCGTTGGTGGCAATACCACGGATACACCCACCCTGGCGAACGAAGGTCCGTCCGGGGATTCGGTGGTGTAATTCCGCTGATGGAGCGCTTTGACTACGTGGGTGACCGCCCAGCGGCACCTAGCGTAGTCATACCACCAGAGCACCTACGGGCGCTCTTGTGTGTTGGATATCGGGATAAGGTGGGGTATTACACGAAGGACTCAAGCAACAGAGTTCATCACCTGCGGGATTTCATGGCCCTTCATCCGGAAGGGTGTTACGAGAAATACAAGTGGATGTTCCCAACGAACAACACTGTTAATCGGGCAACCCTACGGTATAATGAAGAGGTACCATTGGAATTAGATCCTAAAATTGTAGAATTGGCATTCTCCAACTTGTTGGAGATGTTTCAACCAATTATGGATACATGCAAGGTGCGTGACTGGGATGAGTTACGTGTAAATATGAAATCTTCCACTGGCCCTTCTTTTGAACACGGAGTTTCCAAGATGAAGTACGTGTTACAAGACTGTACGGACAACCTTCAGGAGTGTTGGGAGTTCGCGCATCAGTACTGGTTTCCCATGTACTGGAAGTGCAGTGGTAAGATAGAAATACTCAAATCGGCGAAAGTCGAGTCGGATGATGGTAGAACATTTCTATTTCCGGATGCAGATCACCGAATGTGTGGTCAACGCCTAAATCAGGACATCAACGATCGTATGGCGTCAGTGCCAGGCACGTGGTCCGCAATTGGTTTTGACCGAACGCATGGCGGGTTTACAAAACTGGGCAACCAGTTCAGCATACCAGGAAAGAAATTTGAGGGAGACCTCAAGAAGTGGGACTCACGGATGCATAGGTTCGCCTTTGCAATCTGTATGGCCTTTCGGTGGTGTTGCTTACATCCAAGGTTTCGCACACATGCAAACTTTGAGAGGTTTGTGTATCACTACTATAATAAGGCTCAGTCCCTTATTTTCTCACCATCAGGTCAGTTGCTTTTCTATGACCATGGAAATAAGAGTGGACAAGACAGCACATCCTATGATAACACCATATGGCACATTTTCCTGTACTTGTACGGGATATGTGAACTATGTATCGAGAATGGAGTGCATCCCACTCTTCGCCTATGTATGGACCTTTTGCAACTTGTTCTCTATGGGGATGACTCGCTCGGCAATGCTTCGGTGTTGCTACAGGGCTGGTTGGAACCAAAAGGGGGCTTGTTGAATTGGCTTGACTCACTCTATACACAATTTGGCATGATCTTCAAGCGAGATGAATGCAAGATTCAGGACACAGTTGAAGGACTGAAGTTTCTGGGAGGAGTCTTTAAGAAATCACCATACGGGTGGGCCCATACCTTTGACGTAAACAGAGTTTTGACGTCGATGGTCACGGAGGTTGACAAACCTACCAAGGAGGCCCTATGGTCGAAATGGACATCGCTCTTATGCCTACTGGCATTTGAGGAAGAACGACATTGGATCCGACAGCACATGATTGTGCACTATCAGGAGTGGAGTGCTTCTGGCGAGATTGTGGAGCTTTCGAGCACCTTTATCCCGTCAGACCATGACCTGTATACGTTCTGGTTTGGGTGGGAAGGACCAGGGTCCCAACTCACCCTTGACTTTGCACACGTAGGGAAGGAACTCTAGGGTTCCAAAGAATGCCCTTTATCCTAGGGGCATCGCCTGTGAC